TTCACTCAGGACTCATGGATCAGAGAAATCGAATGATCCTTTCCTATGTTCATAAAGCTATCAAGCCGATGAATCAGCTTCGCATGCTTGAAGATGCTGTTGTAATTTATCGCTTGGCTCGTGCGCCCGAAAGAAGAATCTTCTACATTGACGTAGGAAATCTTCCCAAACAAAAGGCCGAACAATATCTTCGTGATATGATGGTGAAGCATAAGAATCGTCTCGTATATGATGCGGCCACGGGAGAAATCCGCGACGATCGTAAGCACATGACCATGCTTGAAGACTTCTGGCTTCCTCGTCGTGAAGGCGGGAGAGGAACGGAAATTACAACTCTACAAGGCGGACAAAATCTCGGACAGATGGAAGATGTGGAATACTTCCGTCAGAAATTGTACAAGGCATTGAATGTTCCAATCGGTCGCCTTCAGACCGATCAGACTTTTAACTTTGGAAGATCAGGTGAAATCACTCGAGATGAAATCAAATTTTCCAAGTTCATCGATCGCCTTCGCACGAGATTCTCTCAGCTATTCCATTCCATTCTGGAAACACAACTTCTCCTTCGCGGAGTTATGACTCGTGAAGAATGGAATCTTGTCAAGGAAGGAATCCACTACGACTTCCTTCGCGACAATTATTATGCTGAAATCAAAGAACAGGAAATCATGAATGCTCGCTTGGGCATCATGCAAAACGTAGATCAGTTCGTTGGAAAATACTTCTCTGTTTCCTATGTGCGCAAAAAAGTTCTCAAAATGACCGAGGAAGAAATTGCCGAAATTAATAACGAAATTGCCGAGGATGCAGAAAACCAGCTTCAAATGCAAATGCAACAGCAGCCTCAGGAAGAAACTCCAAAACCAAACAAGGCTAAACAGGTTTCTGAAGAAGAACTTCGCTTAATAGAAGATATCCAAAGCATTCTTGACGAAAATGATTTGAATGAGTGAACTGACGCTAAAAGAAGCTAGAGTAATTTCATCAATCCTGAATCTGGTCAAAAAACAGATTCAGGAAGAAAGCCACAACATAAAAGAAGAAATCTTCGACAGGATTTCTAACATAGAATTGATTGAAGGACCAGCTGGACCTCCTGGACCTTCGGGAGGACCACAAGGACAAACCGGACCTCAGGGTCGCGGTATTCATAGCGTCGAACTCAAAGAAAACAAAATCATCGTAACATTTACCGATTCCAAAAAACAGTTGGTCGGTGAAATCCATGCTCCTCAGGGAGTTCCTGGAGTCCGTGGTCCTAAAGGAGACATAGGAGAACAGGGACCACAAGGACCTAAAGGAATAAAGGGAGATCGAGGAGAACAGGGTCCGAAAGGTGATATTGGTCCTCTCGGATTTCAAGGCGTTCAGGGTCTTATTGGAGAACAAGGACCGCAAGGCGAAAAGGGTGATAAGGGCGATTCCGGTAAAGATGGAAGAGACGGCATCGACGGAAGTCTTGGACCCAAAGGTTTACAGGGTGAGCGCGGAAAAACTGGACCTCAGGGACCACAAGGACCGCAGGGTCCACAAGGTGATAAGGGAGACAAAGGCGATCCAGGTAAGGATGCCGATCTCAGCACATTCGAAAAGAGACTTGAAGAATTAAGATCCACTCTAGATTCTCGAATGACGCGAATCGCAACAACATTTGCTGGCACAAGTCCTGGTTCGGGTGAAGTCAATCTAAAATATCTTGACGACGTGGACTATGCCACAGTTCAGGGAGCGACTGATGGTCAAGCTCTCGTATATGATTCGGCTGCAAAAAAATGGAAAGCTGGTGCAGCTGTAGGAGGAGGTGGAGGTCCAGGTTCTCAGGGTGCAACGGGAGCACAGGGAACCGCAGGCGCCGACGGAGCCCAAGGCGCAACAGGCGCAGGAACACAAGGAACCACCGGTGCACAGGGAATTTCGGGTTCACAGGGAGCCACGGGTTCTCAGGGTTCAACTGGTACAGGGACACAAGGCGCAACAGGAGCTGGCGCTCAAGGAACCACCGGCGCTCAAGGTTCTTCTGGAGCTCAAGGTGCATCTGGAACGCAGGGAACTACAGGTTCACAAGGAACAACCGGAACAGGTTCACAAGGGACAACAGGTTCACAAGGGACAACCGGAGCTCAGGGAACTGCTGGTTCGCAAGGAACTACAGGCGCTCAGGGTTCTTCTGGAACTCAAGGAGCGACCGGATCCCAAGGTACTACGGGAACAGGTTCGCAGGGAGCGACAGGTGCTCAAGGTACGAATGGAACCCAAGGTGCTACTGGAGCAGGAACACAAGGAACTTCGGGTGCTCAAGGTGCAACAGGAACACAAGGAGCATCTGGTACACAGGGAGCAACGGGTTCTCAGGGAACAACTGGAGCTCAGGGTTCTTCTGGAACTCAAGGAGCGACCGGGTCTCAAGGAACTACGGGAACAGGTTCGCAGGGAGCAACAGGTTCGCAGGGAACAACGGGAGCTCAAGGTGCAACTGGCGCTCAAGGTGCTACAGGTTCTCAAGGTGCGACTGGCGCTCAAGGCGCGACAGGTTCTCAGGGAGCTACGGGAGCTGGAACCCAAGGAGCCACAGGCGCTCAGGGTGCTACAGGTGCTGGAACGCAAGGAGCCACAGGAGCAGGAACTCAGGGTGCGACCGGAACCCAAGGAGCCACAGGCGCAGGAACTCAAGGTGCTACAGGAGCCGGGACGCAAGGCACCCAAGGTATTTCTGGTTCTGCCGTCGCTCAAGGTGCTACAGGCGCTCAAGGCGCAACAGGAACAGGAACAACTGTTACTACTGGAACTGGTATTGTAAATTTCGGAGCCTTCCCTGGAAGAACAGATACAACACTTGTGATCACGGGCCAAACAGGTATAAACTCAACAACATCCTCAATCAAAGTTTGGGTTCGAGCTATAAATAGTTCGAATCATTCTGCTGATGAACATTTCGTTGATGGACCTGTTTTGTTTGCCGGCAATGTAGCCAATAATGTTGGATTCACGATTTATGCCCGAGCAATGAATCGAGGAAAATTGTACGGAAATTACAACATCGCTTATGAATGGAATTAAGAGGAAAATTACCATATGGCAATTCAAATTATCTCAGGTGTAAGTAACGATGTTCTCACGGTGGATCCTACATCCCTAGCTATGAGAGCAAGTTTGTATGATACATCGGGCGCTTCGATGGCCAAGACAAGAAATACTGCTTTCAACAAAACTGCTCATGGATTGCTTCCATTAGCTGGTGTCAATGATGGCATATATCGTCCTGTCCGTGTGGATAGATTCGGTAATATAGGTTCTACGAAATTAACTCCTCAGATTTCATATCCATTCTATACAGCTGCTCTTCCTCCAGATTGGAACGCCTTTACAGGTACGATGACAGTTACTCATTCGTTGACTTCGGGGACTCTTCTCAACGCATCGGGTATTGGTACTCTTAACACCAGCGCTGCTCTTGTTTCTATGCGAGCTGTTTCTAAAATTCAAAAAGGACCACTATATTCTCGTCATCGTGCTCGTCTAATTAAAGGCGGAACCAACGGAGTGGGGGAAATTGGATTAACCACTCAGACTGCAGCCTCAAACGCTGTTCCCGTCAACGGATTGGTTTTTCTCTATGGTATCGACGGAACTCTGAAACCGACTGTTTATATGAACTCTTCGGTTATTGCTCAGGGTGTAGACTTTGCTTCTTCTATCGACAACGCAAAGTATTACACATGGGATATCATTTTTGATGACGACGAAATTCAATTCATCGTACAAGATCCAACCAACGGAACGATCGTAAATCAACAAGATCTTATGATCAACGCACTCGATCCGCGTTTTGGTATGTCTGTTTACTGGTTTCAAGTAGCACGTAGCTATGTTGGTGGTACAGCGAACGTTGGTGCTGCGACACAAATTTATGTTGCAGATTGCTCCGTCAAGACAGTGGATATTGATGCAGGCAAACCTTGGTCGCATGCAGTAACACATCTTGGTTACAATATTCTGGTCAACCCAACCGTGGCTCGGGCACAACTTGCCAACTACACCAACCTTGCAGCTCCGGCTTCAGCAACTCTATCCAACACTGGTGCTGGTTATACAACTCTTGGAGGACAGTATCAGTTTGCTGCTGTTGCTGGATCAGAAACTGATTATGCTCTTTTTGCATTTACAGTTCCTACAGGCGTCAATCTTAACGTAACGAACATCTATATCGATACGATCAATACAGGTGCTGCTGTTGCGACTTCAGCTCACGTTCTTCAGTGGTTTTGCGGTGAAGCTACGGCTGTGACTCTTGCTTCTAACTCCTTCAAAACGCCATTAGGAATTCAGGTTTTCCCAATCGGTGCTGCTGTTGCTGCTCAAGCTACGGGCATTTCGAGAACATTCGATTCTCCCATTTTCGTCGCTTCTGGTCGTATTTTCCACGTCGGACTGAAGATGCCTATTGCTACTGCTACCGCTTCTCAAATTATCCGTGGAGTTGTTTCGGTGAATGGATACTTCGACTAATTATAAATACCTTAGATTTTCAAAACAGGAAGTTCGAACATGTCAAATGCAATTGAAGCTCTTATGAATGATGATCCTGCTGCATTCCGCGAAGAAATTCGTGACATGCTCATGATGAAACTTGGAGAAAGACTAGACCAAGAAAGAATGGATATGTCTTCTTCATTTTTCGATACACCCGAACAAGAGGAATATGAGTAATGGCCAAAACCTTCCGCGACTTGGTTGAAGCTCTTAAGAAAAGAGAAGAAGCCGAAGAAGAAAAGTATGCATACGGTAATGTTGGCGGTCCTCCTCGCTCTGAGGGCGAAGCCGCATTTGCGGATGCTCATGGATATCCCGTAAAGGTTCGTGGAAAGGGTGACAAAGCATATCCTACTGCAGGAACAGATGATGTTCTGAACGGAAATCGTTCTATGAGTAAGGATGACCATAATCTTCCTTCACATAATCGCGGAGAAAAGGAAGTCGTTTATCAGGCTACATCCAAACTACCAAAGAACGATATGGGATTTGGCGACAAGAGAACGGATACAGCTGCGAATAAGTCAGAGGTGAAGGGTGATACGAAACCTGTCATCCTTTCCGTTTCGGCTGTTCGTCCAATGTCCGAATCCATGACAACTCAGCTCACGAGAATTTCCGGTTCAAAATCTCCGGGAGTTGTTAATTTCGCTGACGGAGATTCAGCTCAAGTTTCACCTAAACTCGCTTCTCAAATGCTATCTAAAATGAAATCCATGGGACCTTCTGCTTCAGATTTCGCAAAGGATCTAGAAACCCCTTCAGGATTTATGAAGATGATGAACGTTGTTGGAGATAAATCCTAATGGCTCAGGACGGAATCGCATCAAAAGGAGTTAAAGGCGGATTTGTTACGGCAAAATTCAACGCCACAGGATTCCTAAATCTAAATCATCCAAATCCTCTCATCGGAGCAAACTCCGCTGGAGAAACTGTTACTCGAATGAACATCTGGTCTGTTGAATGGTCATGTGCTAATGGGGCATATTGGACTATTCGCAGAGGAGCAAATACTATTTGGGTTCTTGGTGATGGTCAACACGTCATGGATCTATCAGATGCTCGAATGCTCGATAATCTCGGAGGAGATGCTTCTTCCAATGTGGTTGTGACTAAAACAGGATCTGGACCAACAACAGTCATCCTAAAACTCCACAAGCAATCTTCTATTGCTGGTGGATCACAATACTAAGGAGATTTTTTCTTGAAGCTGATCACGGAAACAAACGATCTTGCTAAAAATTTCACCGTAGAAAAAATTACGGAAGAAGCAACAGGTTCGCGTAGATATTACATCCGCGGACCATTTGCCGTAGCCGAAAAGGTGAACAAGAACGGTAGAATTTATGAAGAAAGAATTCTAACTAAAGCTGTTTCTGATTATCAGAATAACTTCATTACTCAAAATAGAGCCTTCGGTGAATTCGGGCATCCTTCGGGCCCATCAATCAACGGTGATCGTATCTGTATTCGTGTCGTTGAAATGAAAAAGTCCGGTAATGTATATGAAGGCAAAGCTCAAGTTTCTTCTACACCTTTGGGTCAAATCGTTTGCGGTCTGATTGATGATGGCGGAGTTCTTGGAGTGTCCACTCGTGGTATGGGAACACTTAGAGAACAGAACGGAATCAACTATGTTCAACCCGACTACTATCTCGCTGCTATTGATGTTGTTACAGATCCATCAGGTCCAAACTGTTTCGTGAATGGAGTTATGGAAAACTCCGAATGGGTGTATGATGAAAGATACGGATGGCAAACAATTGAAGTCGCCGAACAACTGAAAAGACATATGCACAAGAACTGGAAAAATATCGATGAAGCTGCTGCAATGAGAGCATTCCGTAGATATCTTTCGACACTTTGAATTTTATAAATACTCATGAAGAATTTTCTAGGAGTTAGTTAATATGCCAAAGTCTAGTTTTGACGTTGACGCGTCAGTCCCCGAACCAACTGGTGGAAACGCTTCAGCAAGAAGCCGTTTGCCAAAGAGCAATTTCAATTCAGAAATGGATTATCCTGATCAGGGTTCTTCTGAACTTGAAACTCCTGGCCAGGGAAATCGTAAGAAAATGACCGGCCCAACTCAGGTTGTTCCTGGTTCTGCTTCGGGCGATACATCTTTTATCCCTCAGGGTTCTTCAAAAATTTCTCAACCTCCGCAAGTCACTGCAGAAGATATCGACATTTCTGATGACGTTGCTGCAATTTTTGAAGGTTCTGATCTCTCGGAAGAATTCAAGTATAAGGCTCATGCCATTTTCGAAGCTGCCGTTGTTTCAAAAATCAACGAAAAGCTCGAAGAAATTACGAATGACCTTCAGGAAGAGATCTACGATATTCAAGAGCAAATCGCATATGAAATCACCGAAAAGGTTGATGCATATCTCAACTATGTTGTTGAAGAATGGATGGCCGAGAATCAGCTCGCTGTTGAACTCGGCGTCAAGACAGAAATGACCGAGAGCTTTCTCCGAGGATTGAAGACTCTCTTCGAAGATCATTATGTCGATATCCCCGAGGATAAGACAGAAGTTCTCGATGAACTCGTTGATCGTATCGACGAACTTGAATCTGATCTCTCGGAACAAATTGAAACCAATGTTTCACTCAATAGCCGTCTTATCGAATTCGAAAAGGAAATGGCTTTCCTTGAAGTTTCGGAAGGACTGACAGAAATCCAAACAGCAAAACTAGAATCTCTCGCAGAATCCATTTCGTTCACGAACTCGGAAGATTTCAAAGAACGTCTTGAATCTCTGAAAGAAAGCTACTTCCCTTCATCATCGTATATCTACGAATCTTCGAACGTCAACTTTGAAAACGAAGAAGAGTATGTGGATATCTCCGAATCTACAGTACGCGGAATTGATCCGGGAGTAAGAACCTACGTGGATGCTATCTCGCGGACTGTAAAAAAGTAAATTTATAAATAAGATCAGAAAAGACTAACATAAAGGGAGTACCAAAAATGTACGATATGGAATATCTGATGAATAAGTGGGGTCCGGTTCTAGAGCACAAGCATCTAGATGCCATTAAAGATCCCCATCGTCTAGCAGTTACAGCAACCCTGCTTGAAAACCAGGAAAGAGCCTCGCGCGAAGCAGGTTTTGGTTCGGGTGGATATTCCTCACCAACCCTCCTCGGAGAAGCCTCTCCTACCAACGCAATGGGCGCTTCTTCTTCGGTGGCTTCAACTGGTAACGTCGACATCTTCGACCCAGTTCTGATTTCACTCGTTCGTCGCTCAATGCCAAACCTCATCGCTTATGATGTTTGCGGCGTTCAGCCAATGACGGGTCCAACAGGTCTCATCTTCGCGATGCGTTCGCGTTATGATTCCCAAACCGGAACTGAAGCTCTCTTCAATGAAGCTGATACGTCCTTCTCCAGAAGAGCAGCTGGTAACACTGCTTCTTCTCTCGTTGTCGGTAACACCTCAACGGGTCGTGTTCAACAGTCAAACGATCCTACAACTCGTACACTAAACGCCCAGACTGCAACCTATACATACTCGACAGGTGTTTCCACAGCTGATATTGAAGCTCGTGGCGATGGATCTAAGAACGCTTTCCAAGAAATGGCTTTCTCAATCGAGAAGGTTGCTGTTACAGCCGTGTCTCGCGCCCTCAAGGCAGAATACACGATGGAACTCGCTCAAGACCTCAAGGCAGTTCACGGACTCGACGCTGAAACTGAACTAGCTAACATCCTTTCTGCTGAAATTCTTGCAGAAATCAACCGCGAAGTTATCCGTACGA